TTTCCCCTTTTTCTAGGCCAACCTGGACCTTCTTTAATTAACTCTGGGTCACACGTTTCCAAATCAATTGAAACTTTATTATGTGTGCTTAAATCAGGAAATGTATTGGGAGCAACCCACTCCGAATTTATTTCCTTAAACATATCTTTCATCATGAATATTCCTCATCTATTAATAGTTGTGCGTAGTGAATGACTTTCTCTACGTCCTGTTTTCCTCCTTTAACACTGTGTCGAGTAATATACTTCACAATGTTTCCTTCATACCAGCCAAGCTTATTCTTGACAATATAATCACTAGGTTGAATAGCCATTTTCTTATAATGATCCCCCCCAATTTGTTTATCTTTAGCTTTCATATTATAAATCCTCCATCTCTTTGTGGTTGCACTATGTGTAAACTATTTCGTACGCGTGTCGCAGCCACATAAAAAACACGGCACTCATCATCTGAATCTTTCTCCATCGCCTCTTGTGATTTTCTTGACAGATCCGTCAGCATCATCACATTATCAGCCTCACCACCTTTAGCGCCATGTATGGTGCTTAAATTAATAGTGGGCTCAATTGTCAATGATTCGTTTCTTAATTCTATAGCTCTTAAAAATTCTTTATCTTTATTTCCAACTTTGTCAAAAGCAACGTCCCAAGGACGTCCTGATACCAATAGTCCGTGTCTTAATACTAAATCCTCAAGCTCATATGTCTTTTTCTCCGCTGTTTTCAATCCTTTATGTCCTCTTTCCACTCCTATGTCTGTTGACATATATGCATACATATCCTTGACAGCTGGTAATTCTATTTTTTCACCTACACTCAGTCTTCTCCAAGCATCAACAGCATTTAATAATTTCTTTGATATTGGAAGTCTGTTATTTCTTTTATAAATCAATCCCTGCATTCTCAGATCTCTTTCTATTTCATCCAATAAATAATTAGTTCTACCTAACAACAGCCAACTACCTTCATACTCATTATAGTTAACACTCTCAGGATAGGAATGATATTGTAGTAATCCTTTTTTATTTGTCCCTTTCCAACTCTTTGGTCTTCTGTTTCTTACTCTTCCAATAATTTGTTGTGATAGTTGCTGAACAAGTGTAGGGCATCTGTAGGATTGTGTTAATGATTCAACTCCTCCACCCAATTCTATGAAGTGTTCGACATCCGCTCCTGCCCACCTGTATATCGCTTGATCATCATCACCACTTATATACATATTTCTCACTGGGTCTTGACAGATCTTATGTATCATACGCCATTGTAATTTACATAAATCTTGCGCTTCATCGACAAATACGACATCTAACTTTGGAACCATACCAGATTCAATAAACATATGAATCATATCAGTGAAGTCAAATACCTCTCGTTTCTTTTTAAATTCTTCTAAAGATCTTTGGGCCCTAAGTAGTGCATGCCAAGAAACATCAAGATTATAAAAATTATAATACTTTTCCAGATCCATACAACGCATACGCGCTAAATTAACATGATTAATTAAAATATTATCAGTTGTCATAACTCCACCAGAATCAATTCCATCAGCCACGAAACCTAAATCCATTCCAAAAGAATCAGAAAACTCTTTGTAATTATCTCTCGACATAACTTCTGATTTCGTCATTCCTAGTTGATGAAACGCAAAAGAATGTAATGTCCTAAAGTAAGGAAGATGTTGCTCTTCAAGATTGAACTTCTTCATTGCCCGGTCACGTGCCTCGGTCGCCGCCTTCTTGGTGAATGCCACAAAGGCAATGCGATCAGGTGGTGTTCCCTTTGCCAGCTCCGCTTCAACCAGGTTCAACAGGTTATGTGTTTTTCCTGTGCCAGGAGGACCAAGTATGATTTTAGTTTTTGCCATGAAAATCACACCTCCCATCTGGATAAACATATAAAATTTCAACACCTAATTGCTTTTGATATTCAGTTAATACCCTGCAAATGCGAGTGCCCGGCTTCCATGTCTTTCTAAAAGAAACCGTCTTGGCATCTATTAGTCTTGTTTTTCCAGTAGTTCTGTGTGTAGCAGCAAAATCATATGGAGGATTGTCTTGAGTTCTCCATGATATGAAATAATCTTTATTAGTCATAAATGCTGCAGCTAGTAGCTCATTCTTCATCCCTTTTATTATTTTTTCGTTAGAACGGTGCACTGTCAATCTCCTTTACATCAAATTCCGAGTCTTGTTGTTGATAAGCAGGAATACACCAGACTCTTACATGTCTTCCTTTAATTTTAAACTCTTCACTTTCACCCTTAAGATCTCGTAAACGTGCAACGATCTGTCCTGGATTATAATGAGTAAACTTGTTTCGTGTGAGATAATCTTGAAAATCTTTCAGACGGAAATATGTTTTTCCTTCTTCCGTCCAAGGTTTTCTCAACAATAATTCATCACGATTTAAAGCCTGGGCACGGTCAGTACAAAACTCCTGGAGGTAAGTTTCGAACTGCCCTGCCACAGACCCATCATCAGAGGCTTTTGTAATAGTTAAATTTTGAAACAATTTATCTATTGTCTCTTGCCACACTGATTCTTTTACACGTGGAGGCATGGAATTTAATACGTCCATGCATCTACGTTGAAATTTTGATTGTATTTGTAATTCTTCTGTTTGTAATTCTAAACGTTTATCACCCACCTGTAGAAACCACACGGGTGGATCAGTTGTTAATTTAGCTAGCGCTGTTATTTCAACAGACCCATTACTTCCACCAACACCAAATTTTCTTGTTCGACATACACTGGCATTACAATAGGCATTGATTGGTGGTTCCTTACATCTATAATTGTATTCTTTTTTCTCTAATTGCTTTTGAACAATGACAACCTCCTGCGCAGCTAATGGTGGTGTCATATAATTTCTATTATATTCTTCCAATAATGTTTTCCAATTATCCGGATCAAATTTTCTTAAATAAATTCCTATGTTGAATAGGCCGTTGTTTCTCGTCCCCTCTGGAAATCCTTGTGTGCATAATTGTTGAAGACAAGGTGGCCCGTCTTTAATGGTATCTTTATTAACTTCTATAATAACTTTATCAATATCTTCTACGACATGTCGATCATACATGTCTATGAATTCTTTAAGTGTAGCTGCTGTGCCGTCATCCTTATAAGCATAGCGTGTTGTTTCTTTTTGATTGTAGTATGGAAGATTTAAAAAATTACCTAGATCCCCCTTCTCTATAAGTATGGTTGTTTGTTTTGGAAACACTTCAACGGACGAATGTCCTAGTGCTGATGATAATTCTCTTAACTTATTTCTAATTAATTTTG